TTGCTGTTAACTTATTGAATTTCTGACCTGTAATATCTATTTCTTTTGCTCCCATAATTATATAATTTGAGACAAAAGTAATAAAAAATTAAAACAATACCTAATTGTATTCCAGGGAATATACTTATCATGTAGCTCAACAAACTGTTTAATATACTCATCTTTATAAATATGATTATACCTTAAATTTGCACCACCATACTGAGATATTTTCTTCTCCTGAATTTCAGGTTTCCATAATAGCTCTTCTCCAGGAAGATAATTAGCTAGATTATATCTATGCTTATCTTCATTATGAGTCAAGAATATTACTTCAGCTTTAACAGAATTTTTTGGCCAATGATACATATAGCAGTGTTTAGCAATAATATCAAATAAAAGTTCATATTCAATTAACCAATGATCATGTACTATAACAGGACTAAAATTTAAATGTACTTCATAACCAGCATTAATAAAATCTGTAACAGCTCTAAGTCTTTCATCAAGAGAACTTGTATTAGGTTCAAGAACTTTTCTCCATTTCTCAGGCATAAGACTAAATCTTATTCTAATCTTACCTTCTGGATTAAATTTTAGTAATTCATTGTTTACATACTTAGTAGCAAATGAACCCATAGCAAGTGGATGATCTCTGAAGAAAGCAAATATCTTCTCCCATTCATGATATTTAGCATGCAGAGCAAAGTCTTCATTACAAGAAATATCATAAGTAATATACTCTCCTGTTTGATTAGGTTTTTCTACTGTAGAAAAATAAGCATGTGAATTAATCTCTGTCAGGATATCCATAGTATTTGTAGCTACAGAAAGTCCTTCCGGTTTGTGTCTTTTCATGTAACAGTAAGTACAATTATAAAGACAACCATGTCCAAAACTTGGTGAAATAAAGTCAGTACTTCTACCGGAAGGTCTAATAACCATAGACTTCCTAGTAACTTTTTCTACTATCATATTAATCTAGATTTTTATATATACAGCTAATTAGTGCTACATATATTAATTCAAATAGCTTTTTCATAACTATTCCATTGTTAGGTTGCTATCAGATAAAATCTCCCGGATTTTATCTCTTAACTTTTCAAAAGCTTCATCTACTTCAGAAGGAAGTTGTTCATTATACTTAATTTCACTTCTTAAGTATTGATCTAATTCCCATATTGCAGATTTCCACTTGTAACCATCTAATGCAATCTTTGCATCTTCTGCGGCATCTTCATCTGAAAATTTAATTATTACTTCCATCTTTCTTTTTGTTTTCTAAATAATCAATAATAAAACCAATAGCAACTAGTATATTCATACCACAAGATGCTATTATTTCATGAATATCCTCATAAATAGTAGACATCAAATGTACATGACCTACCATCCAGAAAGGTACGGATAAGTTTTGACTTATCCATACCACTAGATATTTTAGAAAGTGTTTCACGGTTTGGCTATATAGTCATATGCTGCTTTACTACTAGTCATCTTGTAAGTATAAACTTCAGTAGTACAATAACTCTCATTTATCCTTATTTTCATGTTACTTGCCCTTTTAAAGTCATTTACAAATTCCGGGTTCTCACCCATGTCCCATGTTATATAAATAATATCTGAGGACTTACTTTTATAACTATTAAATTGGAATTTCTTGTCAACTTCACTTACTGTAAGTACTACATCTACAGTTGGATAGTCATCACAATAATAACCTCCTATTACAGCTAGTACAACAGCACTATCCAAATTAAGCATATAAGCATATGCATCATTATTTACTGGAGTTGTGGCAATTCTATATGGTTCATCAAAACCATTATTAATAACTTCATAACTCCATTGAGCATTAACACATCCTGTAATCAATACTGCTAATACTAAATTAATCACCTTCTTCATTGTTCACTGTTTTTTTCTTCTCTGGCTTGTCCGTAGTGGGCTGAGAATTTTTTGTTTGCTTGTTGTACTTTTCCAATCTCTCCTGGATTCTCTTGTTCAAAAGATTGTAATCTAAAGCTATCTTTTTTTCTCTCATACTCTTTCCATTCAAAAATTTCTAACTCTTTCATTCTAGCAACATCTGCTATAGTCATACCTTCTGGTATTCCTCCATTTGCCTCCATAATTTCTATACAAATTTCCTTCATTCTTCCCATAATTTCAAACTTTTTTCTAAAAATAATTTAATTGTAACTCTTATGTCTCTATGACCAAGAATAGAACCTGCTGCTTTTAGTTTGTTATAAAATCTTCTATCTAAATCTAATTCCACTCTTACAGCCCTACCAACCTTTACATGGTCATTAACTGTACCAAAGTCAAATGGAAACATCTGCGCATATACATAAATATTTTCCTGATATGATTTATCACCATGAAGTTGTCTTACTAGTCTTTTGTTATAGTTAACAACATCTCTGTGCAATCCAATAGTCTTAGCAATTGTATGCTCTGTCATCATGAATCTATATGCAAGAATTCCAATAAGATAACTTCTTTGATCAACAAGAACTCTTTTTCTAGTTTTGGTAATCAAAGGAAGAAGTGCTGTTAACACATCTTCTTTACCATAATCTTCCATACTATACTAAATCTAGTTCTTCTTCCTTTTTCTCTACTTTTTTCTCTTTAGCAACTAATGCTTCTAATGGTAAAAACCTAGTTGCATCATAATACTCATAAGGAAAGGACTTTTTGGACAGTTGGACTTCTTTGAGTACAAGTCCTACTTTACCTGGTTGTAATCCCATATTTATAATAGATACTACAGTGTATACTACACCTTCTTCTATCCATTCTTCCATTGGGATTTTACCGGGTTTATTAGCTGAGTCAATACAAATGACCTTCATACTCTTCAATTTCTGTTTTTAATTCTAGATCTTCCAAGTCATTTTTAATTTCTAACATCTCTAGAAAATTACCAGATTTAACAGAACATTTGCCTCTATTATGAACTGTAATAGCACATTGCTCAGCTTGTGTAGCATCATGATTACAGAACCTTATAAGACAGGCAATAACATATAAAAAGTCATGAACATCATCATTATGCAATACTAACTTATGTGTTTTTACATCTTCCATACTACTAATATAATGAAATATTAAAATCTTTCCAAATAATTTTAGTCTGGTCAAAGTTCTCTAAAGCTTCTTTAACCCACTTTTCATCTACTGTATCCATATAACATAGTATATGAACAATAGCCTTATCATCTGGATTTAACCGGAGTAACCTACCTATTCTCTGTGCTGCTTTCCTCTCATTACCATATGCATGCATAATAATACCCTGTTTAAGATTAGGAATATTAACACCCTCATTTAACTGGAGTACAGTAGAGAGTTTATCTATTTTCCCTTCCTTAAACATAAGTAAATTATCCTCTGACTCTTTGTTATTACTATGATAACTATATGGACACAACTTATCAGCCTGTGCTTGAGTATTAGCAAATACAATACACTTGGTGCTAATACTTTCCATTAGCTTTTTAGTATATAATTCTTTACTTGGATACTCCATTAAAGCTTTCATTCTCATAACTCTAAGCATATGGATATTACCAGAACCTACATCCAGTCTTCTAGACCAATATGTATAGTTATCTATTTCAGATGACAGATACTGTTTATTACCAGTCTTGACCGGATACACTTTATTATTAGTTAACTGTAACTGATGTACTACTATCTGATAATCATTTAGTATTCCATTCTCCACAGCATCATCTGCTTTAAATGTAAATACTACTGGACAGAATTCATTTACTAATTTACCCTTCTCTGAATAATCTCTCTTGGGTGGAGTACCAGTTAGACCTAGAATTTTACCTCTAAATAACTGGAGAAATCCCCTGTGACTATCCAATAGACTATGCATCTCATCCAAATAGACAGCATCATAATCATTAGGATTGTGTTTGTTCAGACTTAAGTAAGTAGTGAATGTTATTCTACCTAATAAATTTTCTTTACCAAATTTCACAGCATCATCTTTCCAGGACTGGAAGATTGCCTTCTTTGGTGCTACTACAAGACATCTCATTAGTGGAGTAGTATTGAGTTCCATGTGAGTAAGACCAACTAGAGTCTTACCCACACCAGTACCCAATACAACACTAGATCTTTGTCTACCTTCAGTAGCTTTAATTGCTTCTTCTTGGACTTGATCTTTTGTCATTTTAAATTAAATTAAATACCTTCTTCTGTATAAACTGATTAGCTACAGATACATCTGTCATAGCTTTAATAGTCTTGATGTTTTTATCTACATTTTCCAGAGTTCTTTTGTGGTCATAATTTTTACCATTATAAGCCTGAATAAATACTCTCAGGAAATTGTGTTTAACCCATCTATCAGCTTTACCAATTTTAATAAACAGATCACTGAAATCCTTACACATTGCCTCAGCATTTGGATTTGTAACTCTGAACTCACCAGTTTTGATAAGATCACTTGCTGCAGCTACCCCATTATAGGAGTCAGCATTGTTACATATACCTGCAATCATCAATGGTTCCAAGTTATACAAATTCTTAAACCTTTTTAATGTAAGATAGTCTGGATTATTATACAACCAAGCATTCACATAGTCCATAAGTTTCCAAGACTTAGATGAATTATTGTAAAAGGCCATCTTCCTAATAATATCATCTTCACTAGTAATTTCAATGTATCTGTATTCCACAGGTAAATCTTCCCTTTGACAAGCATGTACTAAATGTTGACCATCAATAACATAAGTTTTTAACTCACCATCAATACAATTTGTTTTAACACATATAACTTGTCTTGTAACACCCATTTCCCGGATACTTTGAACCAGTGCTTCTACTTGTTTAGAATCAATATTCCTGTTCATTGGTAAATAGTTAAACAATGTATAATCTGTTGTTGTAGCTATTTGAATAAATCCTTTTTTCATAATCATATCTTTTTAAATCATAAATAAATAATACTAAATCTTCTCTGTCTTAATTAAAAGACTGTTTGCATATAAGGTGTTCTTAAATGCGGCAATAGCAAGCTTCCCAGCTTCAAGTTTACCATCTTTGTTAAAATTTTCATAAGCCTTGTTGCCAATCACTTCTGATTTGTCAGCAACATCTTTGATCTGTTTTGTGTTTACCTTACCCATATTCCTTGTTTTTTAAGTTTACGTTTAACTATTAATTGTTTTCTATGAAGCTCAATCATCTCAGGAGTTATATCAGATCTTTTAAGATCTAAATATGGGTGTGATAATAAGCAAACTCTTGAATAGTCATCACTAATGTTAAGTACAGCATTTCTTGCAAATTCTCTAGATCTTGCTTTATATGTTTCTGCATTTCTAAAGTGATGCAGTTTTTTAGCTACTCTCTTGTATTCAATAAGTGAATACTCATTTAGAATAGGATCTTCATACTTATATTTACAAAAACTTGTTTTTGAATGACAGGCCTTACATTGTCCCATGTTTAAGGAATATTTTACACCTTTATATGAACGTTCATATAACATTTCATTTTTTTCACAAAGAGTAATATTACACTTTTTACAAACTGTGTGATTTCTTATTATTCCTGTAGACATAATAATTGGCAGTTTTTCTTCTTGCCATTTTCTTTTATTTTTT